GGGAACATTTCATTTCTTACATAGTTATCGCCACTATTCATATCAAAGCAATACTCCAATAAATACATTTCTTTTTTGGTAAATTTCATGCTTCCTCCTCTTTAAGTTTGTTTACATCTAACATTAGTTTACTCCTTTAGATTTTAGTTCTCTTTTCCAAGCCCTAGATGAAAGTGTTTGTAATTTTTCTGATATTTTTTCTGCTTGTGCAAAACTTTTCAGTCCAAAATAACCATCTCCATTAATTTCATCTTCTACTTCTTCTCTATGCATTCCTGTAACTTGTGAATGTAAAAGATTAAATAAAACATCTAATTCTGATTTTGTAAATTTAACTTGTTTCATTATTTACTCCTCTATATTAGTTAAAAAACAATTTGGAATTGATCTAGTAACGATTTCTTCCGCTTGTCCGTCCCATTTAGGAATTTCTACTTCTGAATAATTTTTTCCTACTTCTCTCAAGTTACCTATAAGAGTCCCCATTTTTTGAGTTTTAGGATTTCTAGTTACTATCTCTACCCATCCGACGTTTAATCTATTTTTCATTTTTTTCTCGTTTGATAGTAAGGTTAATTCCTTGCTATAAGGTGATTATAGCTTGATAGTTGTACTATCTACAGTAATTGAGCTAAAGTTCTTAGACTCAATCCATATTAAAAGAATGTTTTTTATAATCTCTCTATCTAGCGGATAAAAAAAGGGAGCTAATAAAAGCTCCCTTTTTATTACGAGTAAATTACTCGCCCCATTTATTATAAAGATAACTATGTTCGATAAAGTTTTGAACTATTTCTTCTGCGTCAAAATCTACCGAATATCCGTCGAACTCTCTATCGACTAATTCAATTAAAGTAGACGCGTTAAAAATAAGCCTTCTTCTATAATCTAATTCAGTATCAAACGCTTCCGTTAATTCTGTACCAGATAAATTAATAATGTCTGTATATCTGTTTTCATACATTGACATTAACCATTCAGGAATATCACCGACTAAATTATCTCCTTTAACTTGTTCGGCTATATCATTTATTAAATTACTCATATTTACTCTCGTTAATGTTAAGCGTAATTGCTTAACGCTGTCATTATAGTATTACTAATAAACAACAGTCCAACTTCCTAAAGCCTTTTTTTATTCTTCTAGACCTCTGAATAAATATTGATTAAGTCCAACAAGGACGATGTGTTTTTTGACTCTTACTTGTTGTGGAAGTTTTTTATACGCTAATCTTTCTTCTCCTTCTACAGCAATCCATATCGGTGAATTATTCATCTCTGCTAGTTCGTTCATACCCTTAGAAAAAGTCTTTCTAGATACTCCGATAGTCATAGCCAGATAAGTATAAGAATCCCATACAGAAAAAGACTGTCCTCTAAATCTTTCGGCTAAAGACCATAAGATTAATTTATTTCTAGTGGATAAATCTTTTCTATTAACTTGATGTCTATACCACTCCCAGACTTTTGCTTTTAGAGTGCCATAGTTTTTATACTTTTTAGCAACTGATAAATTAATAATTCCAGATTCTATAGGAACTATTTCAGGTGAAACCCACCAATATTTATTAAAGTTACCCTTCTTGTTGTAATAGTTTTTCATTTAATTCGTTAACGTAATCATTGAAGTATAAAAAAGCGTCTTCAACCATACTGTATTTTCTAAGCCTTCTATCGTTTGCATCTCCAGACTTTGTAAAGATTTCTCTATCCACACCTTCCTTTAAACAATTTAAGATAGTGCTTCGGCTTCCTAATCTTTTGTTTACGAATTTCACAATCTCTTCAAACGAAGAACTATCATTGTCTAAATACTGTTTCGATAAATAATTACAGATCACAACGTGTAACGTCGACTTACTATAAAACTGACTATAAGGATGTGGATCTTCATTGTGAACTGTAAGACGTAAATTCAACATAGCTTTTACATTCTTTTTATTTATTTTTTTGTTTGTCATTTAACGTCGTCCCTTCTTTTTGATTCGTTATTAAAGTGTAATAGTTCTGAATTGTTTTTAAGTTTTAATATTGCGTTTAAATGACACACGTTAAATTTAGTACTAATTTTTAGTAATGCGACGGGACTCCTAAAAGAGTCCGTCGCTGTATAATATATGTTTATATTATGTCTATCTGTAACACGTGGGTTATAGAAACGACTACCTTTAAGGGAATATGGGGTTACACAAACTAATCCCATTTTATACCTCTGTTTTCTTCTAATAACTCTAAAACAGCTCCTTTTCTTATTAAGGTTTTAACTGACATGTCAGCGTCTGAATTAGCCTTTACTATACAAGCTCTAATAACTTTTAATCTATCGTACTCTAAACCCTGCTCTATACATATTGCCTTTGCGTCTTCTTCTTCAGCTAAAAATAATGTTAAAACCCACCTCGAACTATCGACTAAGGCGCTAGATCCTCTAACGGCGCTTCTACTTTCCATTGGATCTGCGCTAACTACTAAACCTTGTTTCGACATGTGGTGTACAGAAATAACCGAACAATTATATTTACTAGCTATCATCTGGCAAAACTGCGAATAGAGTTGACCCACTTCGGCATCGTTAGTAGGCGCTGACGTAAAAGACTGAATAGGATCAATTATTACTAACTCTAGATCTTTAATAGCATCTAAACCATCTATCAAGTCATAAGCATCTTGACTGATATGAAGACCATTATTTCCGTCCTGTCGTATAAAAGATAATGGTTTTGCTAATTCAGGAACAGGAAGAATAAAAACATCATACAAAGCTTTTAAACGCTCATAAGAAGGATCTAAAGCAGAAACCCTTCTATGGATTTCGGGAGTGTCGTCTTCGCTATTTAAAATAAGTACATTGCCATGTTTGGTTACGGGTTTTCCTAAGAAAGTTCCCTTACCTTTAGCGACTGACAAAGCCAGATCTAAACTAATGAACGATTTACCCACTCCACCTATCGAAGCTATTATTCCGTTCTTTCCAGATTCTATTAAATTTTCCACCAACCATTCTCTTTTCGGTGGGTTGTTATCTAAATTTCTAACGCTTACTCTTTTTAAATCAAAGCCTGTTACAACTATTTGAGACTTAACTTCCTCTAAACCGAATTCTCTAGCTACGTCATTAAAATCATAACCTGTATGAGTTGGGATTCTTATTTCTGTATTCTGAATTGCAGACTCTATTTTTTTAGCAGAATTCTGACCAACTAGATGAATGTCATTATCGAAACAAATAACGAATCTGCTGTTAGTCAATTTACGAAGATTAATTAAACAGCTAAGTCCAAAATTTGCTGAGAATACAACTATAGTTGGCAGTCCTGTCGCTTCAGCTACCGAACTAGCGGAACTCAACCCTTCGCAAACAGCTATTTTTTTTAAGTTAGGGAGTTCATCTAAAGTAAAATTAAGATTATAAAAATTTCCTTTAACTTGTGAACCGCTAACAAATCTTTTTCCACCTTTTTTATCAATAGATTGAATACTTCTAATTTTATAATCTAGATTTCTGCTATCATACGCGGGAACAGTAAGCTTATCGCCAATCTGTTTAAACCCAAAATTTTTAATTTTTTTATCAGTAATGTAATTATGTTCTTTACAATCTATCGCTTTTTCAAATCTAAGCTCACAGTCTTTGGCGACTTCGTTATAATTCTCCTGTCGCCTTTCATCCCTCTCTTTATTCCTTTTATCTAAATCGGCTTTTAACTTAGCCTGTTCTATAGGTGTAAGAGACTCCATAGATATAGAGGAAAACTTAAATGTTTCGTTAGTTCTCCAGTTACCATAATTACAAAAGAAATTACCATTCCCATTATCATAAAAAAAGTACCATCCACTTTTTTCTCCAAATTTATCAGGTCTGTTTTTTGAAGTTCCTTTTACAGTAACCCTTTGAACTTCTCCACTTGTATCTATAGCTGATATTTCTAAACCATTTGCATTCATTTCATTAATTAAATCGTGAATGCTTTTGCTTACATTTTTATATGCTAAATTTTTATCTTCTTTAAATTCCCAAATTTTTGTTACGTCTACCATTTATAAACCTACGTCGGCGATTGTTTCTTCTGCCGATAGGTAATAAGCGGTAAATAATTCAAAAAAAATCTTTTTATCTTCTTTATCCCATTCGTGCATTGCGAAACTGTTATTCTTTCTACTCGTCTCAATGTATTTAGCTTTGACATGAGAGATAGCTTTATCAACCGAAGTTGGATTGCAGGATATTTTAATATTTAATTCTTCCTTCATTTCTATTCTTCTCTTTATTTTTTCTAAATGCTTATAACTACAAGCAGTCCATATTTTATTGTTTGAATTTATGTAATAAAACCCCCTTCCCCCGCGCAAACAATAACCGCAAAGAGAAGGACGTTCGTATATTGGAAAACGTCGATACTTAGAAAGGTAAGTCGTCATCTACAAAGTTGCTTACAGCTTCTGTAGAAGAAGGTTTTACATCTTCGCTAGTTTCTAGCTGATTGGCATCTTTATCCACCACACCTTCCCAATTTTGTCCGACGGCTCCGCAGTCTAGTTCCATATATCCTGTTTCACCTTTTTTAAGCATACAAGAAATTTCCCTACCTATAAGAGAATCTGTATCTTGTAAGTTAGCTCCCGCGCAAAAACATAAAGCTTTATATTTTTTAGTTCCCATTTCGACTAAGGATTCTCTTTTAGATTCTCCTTTATCGTTTTTAATCATTGGGTCATAGTCGCAGGTAAAAGTTTCACTAAAAACTATTTCCTTATCTCTGCCGATAGATTGTTTTAATTTAAAAAATAACTTTAATGCTTTCCAGTCATTCCTTCCCGAAACACAACCCTTTTCATCAGCATAATCATTTTCATTCGCTACGCGATCAAAAACAAGATTATATCTTCCGTCTATAAGTTGTATTGTATTACCAGATTTTTGTGGCGCTTCTGGTTTGTCGCCTTCGCTAAAGTTAAATGGTGTTTCCATTGTAGTCTCCTATATTAGTTAGCGTTAAAATTTGATTATCCACAATCGTAAGTGTGGTAATCGTTAAAGTGAACACATTCGCATCTAAGATTATTTATATTTTCCTCTATAGAATAAAATACATCCTGAATAAGCTCATCGGAATTTGTCGCTTCAACTCTATCGTTAAAATCTTCAAACTCTTTAAGCTTTTCAGTTAAAAAATCTGCGTAATCTTGATTGCAAATTGGTTTAACTTTCTTTGGCATTCTCATTTCCAGAATTAGCCTTAGAACTTTTAATAATCAACTCCCTAACTTCCGACCAGTCGAAGGGAAGTTCTTTAGGTAGCTGATATCTATTCTTAGCAATAAAAGAAGCGGTTTCTTCGGCATAGACAGTTCTATCTCCTGTAACCACTCTAATATTTTCTCCGCCCTTACCTTGAGATTTAACTGTACCTTTTTTAAAAGCCATAAAAAATATAGCGTCGGCATTTTCTTCTATCAAAGCGGAAGCGCCTTTTTGTAATTTAAGAAAATATTTATCGTAACTTTCAGATTCAGGATCATTAAAAGAACGTATTTCAGAGTGGCATATCATACAAATAACCATTCCTTTACTCATTCTAAGTTCGTTAGTAAGTTCTATAAACTCCCTCCAATATTTAAGAGCTTCTTTATAAGACTTACCATAAGCGACAGCTTCCATAGAAGCCCATCCATTTTCTTTGCAAGTAAAATCCCAGATTAGGTTTTGTAACCAATCTAAAGAATCTATTACTAAAGTTTTTTTATCGTGGTCTTCTTTTAAAAGTTGTAAAAGCCTTTCTTTAACTTCTTCCCAAGATTTACATTGAGGAAAATGTGGCATTTCCAAATTTCCTAAACCATCTTCCGTCAAAATTGCTATGGGCTTGTTCATCTTTGATGCGTAGGTTGTTTTACCAATTCCTGCACCGCCATGTATAACTAAACGAATAGGGCGAAGTTTCGCCTTTTCTTGTATTCCAGTTAAACTCATTATTTACTCTCCTGTTTATTATTATTATTATCTTTTGCTACTTCTGTTAAAACTGCGCTTCCTTCAGCTTCGAGAACTTTTTTCCCGATTTTGAAAGATTCTAGTTTTTCTAAAAGCAACGCCTGTTGACTTTGCATAGACAACATATGTTCAACAATAATTTTAGCGTGTTCAAATTTAGCGCTTAAATTTTGTTGTTGTCGAATACAAGCGACAATATCGGAAGCAACTTTTACAGCTTCAGGCGACATGTCTCGCTCATAGTATTCGATTTTCTTTCCGTCTTGATCATCTACCAGACAAGGCTTAGACCAATCTTCTGAAATTTTTGGTAAATCATTTGACATTCTTTACTCTCCTTATTTCATTTCGTTTAAATTCGTCGCAATCATCTTTATAATTACAAAAGCGACACCAATCCCCCGCTTTCTTCGGCGGGTTGTCTTCAAAACAAGCTTCTGCGCTAGGTTTTAAAATTCTAAATCCCCAATCGACTAAGGCATCTGCGCTTACGTCGTGAGTCATAATATATTTTTTATTAGTTGATCTGGGTTGAACGATAGTTAATTCAACATTGGTATTTACATCTCCATATCTACTTAAAGCGCCTAAACCATAAATCCATAACTGAGAATTTTCAGAAGGGTGTTTAACGGGAAATTTACCGAATTTGAAATCAATTACAGACAGGTGATCTTTAGCTACTATTAAAGCGTCTGCCGTTCCCCAGACAGATTCGTGAATTTCTCCTAATTCCACTTGCTCCTCTATAAGTAAACGTCCGCCTAATTCTTTTGCTCTTTTTTCTACATAATCTATATAGATTTTAGCTCGATCTAATAACGATTCTGTTACTTTGATTATAGAGTCTTCCTGCTCTATTTCTTTGTTAAGCCAATACTCTTCGAGAGAGACACCTTGAATCTTACCTTTTAAATGCATTTCACATATTTCATGCATAACAGTTCCTTCTGAAGCGGGATAAGAAGACTTAGAAGGCATTTTTGCGTTAGCTTGAGCGCTATAAGGACAATGATCTAATCTCCATCTGTCAAAAGATGAAGGACTACACACAGCGTGTTTACCCATATCTATACCTGTTATATTAAAATCAGTTGTTATTACTTCCACGACTATGCCTTCTCTCATATTCTATAATGTCTGTTTTTTTGTAACGGACTGCGCGTCCGAATAATTTGAATTGTGGACCCTTAGGCGGGGAACTTGCTCTCCAATTATTTAAAGTTGTTTCACTTAACTTAAAATAATTTGCTAATTCTTTTGTGGTCAGATATTCGTCTGATATTTTCTCTTTCATAAATTCTATCTTATACTGTGTATTCTGTTTTACGATTATCTCTTATGTGGTTGTTAAATGCAAATTAGCTTAAATAAAAAAATAAAAAAAATTTTAATTTTAATTTTAAAAAAAAAGATAAATAAATAATGTTAAAAATAAAACTTAATTATTAAATCGAATTTTAAATAATGGAAAAGATATGTTGAAAAAAGCAAGTGAAAATCAAGTCGGTGGGAATCATTATAAAAAACTAAAATCTAGTCCGTTAGATTTTATTTTAGATAACAACTTGTCTTATTGTTTAGGACAAGTTGTTAAATATATTTCTAGAGATAAAGAAAACAAAGTTCAGGACTTATTGAAGGCAAAGCATTACATCGACCTTGAACTTGAAAAAGTTCATAAAGTCGATGAAAACGGAAATAAATTAATTGGCTAAATAATTTCCAATCTCTTTTATATCCATTTTTGCAGTTTCTGGTTTAACAGTTTGATATATCTGCATAGCCTTAACCGAAGTATGCCCCATTAAATCAGCGACTCTAATCATATCTATTCCCATATTCATAGACTGTGTTCCAAAATTATGTCTTAAATCGTGGAATCTAAAATCTTTAATTCCTGTACGCTTCATTAATTTTTTCCATTGACGAACAGGATCTTTTATTTTCAAAATCGTATCGTTATCGTTATCTCTAGGCAGTCGAGTTATCAAAGAAAGCGCTTCTTGATCTAATCTAATTATTCTAGGCTTGTTTGTCTTATTAGAGGTTTTATGTTCTTTTAATTCAATATAATCGCCCTGTAGATCATTCCAAGTTGCCTTCGCTAATTCACCTTTTCTTGCCCCCGTTAGATAAGCCAGATAAATAAAAGCGCTTCCATAAGGACTGTCCTGACCTATCTTTTTTAACTCCTGAAGAAATAGAATTTTTTCTTTATCTGTTAAATATCTATTTCTGTGTGGAATATAATTTTTCTTTATGCTGATAGTAGGATTCTTTTTTACTTCATCTAAATTTAAAGCCAGATTATAAATAGCTTTAAATATTGTTAAAGAATGGTTTGCTGTACCTTTAGACTTCTTACTAATTTCTAAAAACCAAGATAATATCTGAGCAGGAGTTATATCTGTTAAATAATTATCTCCAAAATGTTGATTTATATTATTTTTAAAGTTCCCTTTAATATCATCTAAAGTTTTAACATTTCTATTAATACAGTTAGGAATGTAAATTTCATCAAAAAATTTTCTGACAGTTAGCGTTGTTAACCCTTTATCATGAAAATCTTGTATGACTTCTCTAGCTCTGTCTCTCATAACGGCTATAGATATTCCTTCTTTATCTGTACCCACTTTAACTAATTTGCCATTTCTTTTGCCAGATATATCTATTTTGGCAAAATAAGTTTTAAAAGTTGCGGATCTAATATCGTCCTTATGATGTCTTTCTATAATAATTAATTTATTAAACTTATTATCTGTCGTTCTCTTTTGCATACTTCTCTCCTGTTGTGCATATGTTGAGTAAAACTTTTATAACTAGGGATATTTCCCTTATACTCAATTATACAATTATAGCGTGATTGCTTTTTCATATGCCAACACAAGCGTGATTGTGGGAAAAAATAAAGCTTTATTTTCCAACTAAAAATAAAGTGGCGGGAGTGACGGGACTCGAACCCGCGACCTCCTGCGTGACAGGAAGAAAGTCTATGTAAAAAAATCGCTCAAAACTAACAAAAAAAAGTAGTTTAATATTTTTGGTTAAGCATTTGTTGAGCAGAATCTTTTAAAGTTTTTAAAGTATTTATTTCTAATAAATCTTTTTTTGAAAACCTATAACTTCTCTTTTTTGTGTTCGCGGGAATAAATATAACTTTTTTAAGTGGGTGGACAAAACAGGCAAATATATCGACTTCTCCTTCAAGATATTTTCTTTCTTTAGAGTGACTGCTTCTTCTTAAATCAAATTTAAAGCTTCCCCTGTACCTTTTATTGGTGTGCTTAGATATTACAGAAATTCCAGTAGATACTGTTTTAACTTGACATTTTAATAACTTGTTTTTGAACTCAAAAATAAGATCTGCGTGAGAGCCATGTGGTAATAAAGTGACTGTATCAGATATTTCCGAAAGCAGGTAGCAAACGTAATATTCTCCGCTTCTTCCTAGTCTTTCCGTAGCTCTGCTCAATTTGTAAATGATTAGTTATTGCTATTAATTTGACCAGTCGCACCTGCGGTTAATCGATTAGCGTTACGAAGTCTTTTTGTTACTTCTTTTCCTAATCTTTCGTTTGTTTTTAATAATTGTTTTAAGACTTGTTGTTGTGTAGCTCTATCAGTTGTAAATAATTTTTCAGCTATAAGCTCTGCTCTCTTTTCGTTAGTTCCGCCTGAATATGTTTTCTGAGCCTTTTTAATTCCCTCTCTAGCTAAATTTCTAGCAAACTGAAAAGTGTTTTCTGAGTTGACAATCGAACCTCCACCATCTCTAAAAGTTTTCATGGCTTCTTGCTTAGTATTTGTATCTGAATTTAATCTCATTCTGTTGAATGTTTCTCGCATCGATTTTTCAGACTTAATTAAAGAGTCAAAAGCTTTTCGCTGATTAGAATTACCGCCGAGCAAAAGATCAAATATTTCATCTAATTTTTTAGAACTGTCTATGTTAGCTAAAAAGTCTCTGTTTTTTCCTTGCGTACTTGCTAAGTCTTCTAATTTAGTAACCATTCCTGACTTCCACGCTTCTTGTTCGGCAGGAGTAAAATCATCAAACTGTTTTCTAATTCTGTCAATCGTAGTGGTTTTGTATTTTTCCCCAAGCCTAAAAGCTTCCTCTAATTTTTTCTGACTTGCAAACTGTTTATTAGCATTAGCGTAAGCAGGATTGTTCTTTTTAATAGTCTCATTAAAAGCCCTTCTCAAACTATCATAAGCGATACCATCATCTGTTAGTTTGTTCGTGAATCTATCTACAGTTTTAGTATTTTTCCTAACTAATCCATCAAAACCTTTTTTAATTGCGTGTAGAAATTCAGTATCAAAATTTTGATTCATAATGTCATCAAAGCTTCCAAAGTAAGTTGGACTTGTTTCGTCAAACATTTTAGCTAAATTTGGTGGAACTTTTTTATCATCCATTCTTAATCTTTTAAGAGCTAACTTACCCGCTTCAAGAATTGCTTTCTTTCTTTCTTCGTTCGTAAAAAAGCTTTTGAATTCTTTTGCAGGAATACTTGTCTTGTATGCTTCTTTGTAAGCAGGTTCTGACATTTCTCTTATTTGGTCATCTAGCTTTGCCATATAAGTAATTCCGAGCTTATCATCAGATATGCCTGTGGTATTTTTTACAGCATCTAAAATTCTTGCTCCCTGTTCTTCGTTTCTACTAACTAAAGTTTCGGTTACACCTCTTCTAGAAGGATTGGCAATTTGTTGGGTTGCATAACCTAAACCCTGTAAATTTTCACCTGCATCAGCTATAACTGTCGGAGTATTAACTTTGTAATCAGGCAAAGATTTACCTAATCCACCAACATTATTATTAACAGCTCTAGAATCCATTCTTTGTCCTATATTTAACATAGAAGGAACATTTTCTGGTGTTTGGAAACCCGTTCTGCTAGTACCTACATCTTTAGTAGCTGTATTTAAAATCTGTTCGTTAGCTTTTCTTTCAATAGCGTCATCACTTCTTGATAAACTATTCATTAAAGCTCTACCTCCTGCCATACCTTTAGTGATAACGGGTTGTAAAACTCCACCTGTAACAGCTCCTATAGTAGCTCCTTGACCTAAACCTGATAATCGATCTTTTGCTACTTGAAAAGCGTTAGCTCCTGCTTCTGATTCAGCAGTTCCCATTCCGTAAGCTCCCCCATAAAGCCCCCCTGTTTTTGCACCTTGAATTACGTTGGGCATTCTTTTAGCTATTTGTTTTAATCCTTGATTAGCTCCAAGTCTGGCTCCTGTTGCTCCTAAAACTGCACCTGTTCCTGCCCCACCTGTAAAAACTCCAGAAGCTAAAGCGGGAAGAATAGCGCCACCAATTTCAGATCCTATAGCTAACGCGGGATCACTTTCTCTAAAATCGCTTATTTGTCCTCTAATATCAGAAACTTTATCGTCATAATTTCCTAAAAGACCGAAGCCTGTTCTAACTCCCGCTTCTATTTCATCGCCGAATCCTAAAGTCAAACCCTGTCCGACTCCTCTAGCTGTTCCAGATATTTTTTCGCCTGTTGTCGAAGACTGTCTTTCTTGTAATTTTCTAGCGTCTGCGTCAATATTTTGCTGTTGCAAGTCCATTTGTCTTTGATTGTAAAGTTTTGATTGTTGAACATAAAAAGACTTTCTCTCATCTTGAGAAAGAGCATTGTAAGTATCAACATTTACGCTGACTTTGTTGCCACTACCTTTAGGGATTTCTATACTTGCTGTTGCCATAATTATTATTGACCTGCTACTACGTCATCAAAATTTGTTGGAGTGTCTAAAGAATTATCAACTCCTCTTAAGTCCATATATAAATCACGTTCATCTTTAATAGCCTGTTCTTCGGCGGTTAATTTAAGTTTATATCTCTTTAACCAATCTTTAACACCATCGGTTGAATTAACAGATTTAAGTTGTTCATTTAAAGATGTCCAATCAAAATCTGTTTTTGTACCTGATTGCAAAGCAAGTAAATCGGTAACTAATGCATTTTTAAAGTTATTAAACTCTCTAGAATTTATAGCTTCTGTATCTCCGCCTACTCCCGTTGATTCCGCTATAGTATCAAAAATTCCTTCTACTGTACCGAACTTCAATTCGCCATCTTCAATATTTTTTAGGAAGCCATCTATCTCGTTCATTTTAGTTGAAACTACTCTAGCTTGTTTTGTTGATTTTAATATTGTGTTGGCATCCGCTGTTTTAAGACTATTATTTTGCATAGCTTCGATAACATCAGTATTAGGTTGTGCATCTATAATATTTCCAGATTCATCTAAAGTATAAATAAGCTTCCCATCAGCAGAAATTGTATTTCTTTCTTTATTAATTCTATTAGATATAGCTTGTGTTCCTGACGGATCACCTTTTTCTAACATCAGCTGATTGACTAAATCATAATCACCACTTGCATAAGCTTTAGATATTTCTTGATTTAGTTGCATAACTCTGTCTGCTTCATCTTCTTCAGATCTTTGATCTCTTAAACCTTGAACACTTCCAACTATATCTCCGCCTTTGAAAGCTGTTCCAAGTGCCATTAATAAATCTGAAGTTCCTCTATTTCTTCCTGTAACCCTTTTCTTGCTGTAAGCATCAACTTCTTCTTGAGTCATTTTAGCTAAATCGTCTTGTGAAAGAACTTTATCTAAACCGCCCATAGAAGCAAATCTATCGCCAAATTTGGTAAATTTAGGAATATCTGTAGCCAAAGCTTTAGGAATTACAGGGGGAGTGGTAGTTATAGGAACAACTTTTTCTTTTTTTGGAGCCATACTTGAAAGCAATCCAGAAGTTAAAGATAAATCTGGCATTCCAAGTTTTTTTCTTTCTGCGTCTGTAAGTTGTTTATTCCCCATGTTTAGCAGACTTGTATTTAATTGCGTTCCAACATTTGGATTAAAATTAAATCCAACGGGAGCATTACTTTTTCTTTTACCTATAGACATTTTATAAAACCTCGTAATTAACTTTTAAATACCCGCTTTCGTCTTGAATGACAGCGTTTGGAATATGCATAACTTCTTGAGCTAGAACTCCAACAGTATAATTTTCAGGAATATCAAGTTCATCTGCTTTTTCATTCCATTCCCAAGAATAAATTTTAATTCCATTTGGAAGCTTGAATAAAAACTTAATAGCTTTTTTAAGTCTTGAATCAGAAAATAACGAAGCCACTTGTAATCCCGCGCCAAGAATATCGCCCATTCCTGTTTTCTTCTGTGAAGATTGAGTGTTGCCGATTAAAGGACTAATCCCGCTTAAACCAGACTGTAAAATTCCAAGATTTTTTAAACCTTGATTGTTTCTGTCATTAAATACTTTTTGGTCATAATCTAATAAACTCTGATCATATTGATTTTGCAACATTCCCTGTCTCATTAAATTTTGGTCTGCGGTATTTTGTTGACCTAGAATTGATGAAAATATATCTTGATCTCTATTAAATCCTGCATCTTGATAACCTGCATTAGCTAAATTTGTATCTTGAAGCATTCCTGCTTGAGCTAGATTTAATTCTGCTTGTTTATATGCGTCACTTTGAGCAAGTTGATTATTATTCATCAAAACACTAGCATCTTGTCCCGCATTAAACTGATCTGCGGTCATGCTTCTGTTTGCCTGATCTGTTGCTAATTGAGTAGCATTATCGAAAGCTTGTTGATTTTGTTGATTAACAAAATTATTAACGCTTTCGTTATAATTTTTATTTGTTTCAGCTTCTAATAGTGCTGAACGACTTCCGCCAAAAGCTCCTGATCCTATGCTCTGATCTTGATCTGACATTAATTGTTTCATTCTTGATCTGTTTAAATCTCTTAATCCTCTATCTGTATTAATTTGAGTGTAGGGATTCATATAGTTTCCCAAAGTTCCCATAATATCTTGCGCGTTAACTTGTCTAATTCCTTGTCTATCTACACCCGCTGTATTTTGAAGATTTGGATTATAATTTGTATTTTGAGCTACGGCTGATTGCCCTATAGAATCCTGCATCCCGCCTACCGCGTTCATATTATTAATAGATTGTGAATTATTTAAAGCGTTTTGATAGCCCTGAGTTTGAGCTTGATTTTGATCTGCAATAGCTTGACCCTGATATTCTTGATATGGATTATTAGATTCCGCTTCTGATCTTGCATAAACTTTTTTATAATAGTCCTCTTGATACTTAGGGACTGTTGCTTGTTGTGTTTGTACTGTTTTGCCTTTACTCATAACTATAATTCCTTTGAAATTAAATATTCATTTTTCCATCCGAGATGTTTAATTTTTTTTAACCATCCTTTTCTCCCACCACCATAAATTTTAGTTACACCGCTGATACGACAAAACTCTTCTATTGTTTCAGTCATTTTGACTATCTCATCAAAATCTCCACCGCAAAATATTAGATTGCAGGTTTTGGTCTGTGGGAATTCTATGAACTCGGTTATTATTGCAGATTGTTTTCCTGTCCATAAAAGGAAAGTTCCGTCTTCAATTTTACACTCTACATCTTGAATTTCATAGTCATCTTGATGCTTAAGCGCGTTTATTATGTACGGCTTACTTTTAAGCCATTCTTCCCTTAAATTAGGTATTTTATCAAACTGTGTTTGTCGTAAGGTTTCCCGCATCATCCACCATTAATTTATATCGCGTACCATTAGGAGAAACTAGTGTTAACTCTGTACTATCTACACCATTAACTTCAATTCTTTCGCCTTTATTAAAAGTTAATCCAGTTAAATTTTCTAGCTCATCTATTAATTTTAATAAAAAAGATCTAGTTATTTCTGCGCCATTTGGTTTGGGTAAATCACGTCTCATTACCTTTTACCCCTAGCTGTCACATCTAATCTTATATTTCCGATTTTAAAATCCTGATCTGTTTCTCCAGTTACTTTCATAGATATCTGTCTGGCAGAAAATCTAGTGTCTTGATATCCAGAAGCATTAAAAGTAGCAGTTCCAAAATCTTCCTCGCTACCTAAAGGAGTTTGTTTTCCTGTAAAGCTAATAGAAATTGCAGGTTTAGTTGTGGACTCGCTATCTGGAATAACTTTATTTACTTGAACCAATCTATCTCCTTGCGAAATTTCTATGGGTCCTGATTGAACATAAGGAACAGAATTACCGATATTAGTAGAAGACGAAAGACTGTTGGTTTCATGTTCAAAAACATTTCCCAAAGAATCACCAGAAATAGGAAAATTAAAAACCCCTTGATCAATCCAGAAAGAGCGATCTAAAGATCCGACACTCCAGTTATTATTTTGATAATTCCATATCACATATCTGTTTGGAACTTTAGATTCTCCACTAGGAAAAAACCACCAGATTTCAGAAAATAATTGATTATGTCCGCCACAAGAAGAAGCTCTATATACATAATTAATATTATCAAAAACATAGTCGTGAACATCAGAATTAATTTTTTGAACTTGACCATCATAAATATAAAAAGAATTATCTCCCATCCAAGCTACAAAATTTCCAGTAGAAACCACAGTTCGCATAGATGAAGTTCTACAATTAACTCCTGCTTCTGTAATTCCATATAAAAGTGGCGCTCCTGTATAGTAAATTTTTTGAAGACCTGTTTCTGTAAAAGCCAAAACATCAGATCCGTAACGTATTCCACCCCTGACATTTCCGCCTGTTGTTATGTTTAAATCTCCTGCTGTATTTGTAGCCGAAGGAGTCCAAGTTCCAAGAGTTTCTCTAGAAGACCATTTTATCTGCTTTTTATCTAAACTGTTTCCAAAACAGAAGACGTGTCTTTCTTTACTAATTAAAACACCATTAACCCCTGTTGGTGCGTTAGCAATTAATGATGCAATGCTTGAAGGCGAAGACGGATTCCATTGATATACTTTTCCATCTGAGCCAGAATTTATAATTAATATTTCTCCAAAATTATCAAAAGAAATAGGTTTGGTGTCAAAAATTAGACCAGATTGAGAACGAGCATCACCAAAATCTTCCATCCCATATTCATAGGCGCCATAACCTAGTGGAGAAGACTGACCATCACCGACAAACCCAGAAGGAGTTATGTCATACCAGACATTATCAAATAAAACATATATTTTTTCACGCGTTCCAATAGCTAATACTTTTTTTGAACTATTTGTGGTGTAAGCATAAGCTCCAATCGGAGTTCCAACTAAAACAGTTTGTTTAAATTTTCTCCAACCGCCTACATTAGTTAAAAAATTATTTTCAAAACGGATTAAATTAGCATCAATCCAATTACCTTTATTCTGATAATCAGTTCCATTTGTTTTAATTCCCGCAGGTGGTGTTATTGGTAGTAAAGCCATATCTAATTATATCCTACTATCTATTTTCTTATAATGACTAAGGAGTTCATACCATTTAGGCTTTATATCTTCCCAAACAGGAAACTCTTTTATCTGTAATTCTTTTCTAACTTCATCTATTGGAGTTCTTAAATAACTATGCCAATCCACAGTTAAAAACCATTTTGTTTTTCTGCCATTTCTATAGCCTTCTTTGATTAATCTAAAAACACTAACGACAGGTGTATATTTTACTTTAAATAAAAAACTTCCTTGTATTTTATTTTTTCCAAAAGAATTTTTAAATGCTAAAAATAAACTAGCTAAACATATATAGAAAAAACTCCAACGAAACTCTTTACCTAATGTAAATGCTAAAACTGAAACTTCGGCAAGAGGAGTTGAATCAAGTTTATTTATACAATGAATAATATCATGTTCGTTTAAAACGCCTTGCATATAAGTAATATTTTTTTTGCCTTTTATTTGTGAAAGATTGTAATTTTTTTGAAATAAATCATCTGAATTATTTTTCCAAAAGGCTTTTAGTTCTGAGCCTAATGTACCTTTCTTGTAACGATATTTAAAAACAGAATCTTTTAAGTTTGCTTGTTTGTAAAATAGTTTTGAATATGGATTTTTATTAAATCTTTTTTTTAATCTTTCATCACATTTTTTATCCAGATCACTAACCATAGACATAACTAAATCTAAGTCTGTATTAATGTAACTTTTTGATGAGGTATAAGCTCTTAAAAATTTATAGGCTTTTATGATTTGCATATCATTACAACTCGACAAATTTTGTCACTAACATTTTTTACAAAACATTTGTCGCTAGATAATTTTTTACAATCGTATTGATTAAAAATATATTTAAAGTTTTCTCCGACAACATCTGGAGAGGGAACTGTTACTTCACATTGTTCTCCAACTAATAAATAATTAATATTTCCCTTTTTAGTTGTTTCGATTGATTGATTAGGTTGCAAGTCTACATTATAAAATTTATAACCATAATCATTTTGCAGACAACAAATAATAATTGTATCGTCTTGCATGGATTCAATACTTGCTTTGTCTGAGGATAATTCGTAGTTTGCTGATCTTTCTGTCCATTCAGTCACATAGCCATTCATATCCACTTCATAAGAGTATGTGCTATCTGTAATAGTTTTGCTTGTGTGGGAATCTTCTGGATTGTTAGCATACAATTCTTCTATCTTATCTATATCTTTTTGCTCTATTCCAGACGCTTCATTCCATTCATAAGAAATTTTTACCTTGCCATTCATAAACAAATAATTATTTAAAGATTTATTTATTTTGTAGTCATCAAGGTATTCTATTTGTTCAAATTTAGGCTGTTCATCAAGTTCGTGTCTGCTAACAAGTTGACCTGTTTTAGCTTTGAGAAAAGATAATTGAAATTCATTATCTATATTGATTGAAGATAGACTTTCAACTGTAAATTTCATTTATATTTCCTCTGCTTTAGTTATAGGAATTGTTTGACTAATTATATAAGGATTTAATTCTGGGGGTAATTCATTCGCATCTGTCTCTGGAATAATCCATTCTCCATCTGGCAGTTGGTGAATCTGTTTTAAATTTTTATCTTGATTTGTCATTATGTGTTTAAAGTTAGTGTGCCACTTGCTGTATGGTAAAATCCTTGTTGCCATTGCCAAGTAGTCATAGTTCCTCCGTTATAATGAATCAAAGCATTGTTTAAAACAAAGGTCTGAGTTGATCCTGAGGTTTCTGTGACAGTAACACTACTGATAACATTTTTTGCGTGACCGCCTGAGAGGTTTAAATGAAAGTTATTGCCTGACTTATCATTAGTTGAATAAGCACCTTGTATTGTAGCTGTTAAACCTTGTATGGCTACGGAACTATTATTGATACTACCAAAGCCTGCTGTAAATCCATCACCTATATAATAACCATAATAACTCGTTAAAGCAAAACCGCTAGTTCCTGCTGTTATAGATGTAGAAAAAGAAGTAGGGGTAGATTGAGTTCCGTAAAATGTA